ACAAGCGCGGAAGCTTTTGGACAACCTACTCTTGCTCCTGGTAATGTAGATATAGTTCCTAATGGTATTGTATCGCAAGAAGCATTTGGCAGTCCTACTTTAGATTTGATAATTTACATTTCTAGTATTGATAGCTCTGAAGCATTTGGATCGCCTAGTGTTTTTCTTGCTCAGGATATAACTCCCAATAGTATTGTAAGTGGGGAAGCCTTTGGCAGTCCTACTTTAGATTTGATAATTTACATTTCTAGTATTGATAGCTCTGAAGCATTTGGGAGTTTAACTTTAAAATACGATCAGACTACTGCTCCTGATAGCATCCCAAGTTCTGAGGCTTTTGGTCTGCTTGAGATTGGGATGGAGATAACAGGAGCTGGAAATATATCTTCTGAAGAAGCATGGGGAAATCCTATTGTTAGTAGAGGTCCTGTTTATGTGACTCCTAATAGTATTTTATCTGGAGAAGCATTTGGACAGCTTACGATTTCGGCTGGCAATATTTATATCCAGGCCACTTCCATTCCCAGTGGGGAGGCTTTTGGAAATGTAATTCTTAATATGGAAATAAAGCCGGATGGTATATCTTCGGCGGAAGCATTTGGGGCTCCTACTATCTTACCGGGAAATGTAGGAATAACTTCTACTGGTATTGTTTCCGCCGAAGCATTCGGTGTTCCTACAATTGATTCTGGTGTCGTAGTTATTGAGACTATTGGTATTGTGTCTGAGGAGGCCTTTGGGAGCCTTACGGTGGTTCGGGGTGGTGTTGCTGTTAGTGCTGGCAGTATAGCCACTGGCGAGCAGTGGGGGAGCCCTACGATAGGAGCAGGGTCGGCCTATATACAAGCTGATAGCATACTATCTTCAGAGGCTTTTGGTTCAATCTCAATAAGTACCGGGAACGTAAATATTGTTCCTAATGGTATTGAATCAGATGAATCTTTTGGTGTTCCTTATATCACAGTTGCAGGAGTTCAGATCTCACCTTATTCAATTGCATCATCTGAGATTTTTGGTTCTTTGTCTATTGTTGTTAGTGGTGTGGAAATTCGTCCAATAAGTATAAATTCTGAAGAGCAGTTTGGGGAGCCAGAAGTTCTTGCTGGTAATGTAAATATTTCTCCAAATGGAATAGCATCTGCTGAGAGTTTTGGTTCTGTTAATATTGTACAATCTATACAAGTTGATTCTATTATTTCTTCAGAGGCTTTTGGTGCGGTCACTATTTCTACTGGTAATGTTGATATATCCCCAATAGGGATTGTATCTCAAGAAGCTTTTGGTTTGCATACTGTCCGGCATGTTTTGATTCTTGATCTTACTGGTTCGGGTATTCCGAGTTCTGAGGGATTTGGAACTCCTATAGTGTTGGCAGTTGTTCTTAATTCATTTATGACACAGATGGAAACTGATCTTGAAGAGGGCTTCTTCAACGATGAAGAGTTTGCAGATGAGTATACTTATATCCATCAGAATGGTTACAGTTTCCCTCTTACTGGTATCTTTGATGAAGATACTGTTCTAGTTGATCCTGATACGATGGCTTCTGTTACTTCAAGAAATCCTTTGTTCACTTGTCAAACTAGCGATTTCAAATTCTCCCCAACAAAAGGGGATAAGATGATTATAAATGGAACAAATTATCAAGTCGTACATGCAGAGCCAGACGGAACCGGAGTTTCAGAAATAGAGCTCCATTATGAAAGGACAGTCTAGTGGCTATTGTCGAAAAAAATAAGATACAACCTAGTCCTAGAATAGTTATAAGGAATAAGGCGAAGGAACTTTTGAAGGAGAATGTAGATGTAGCTGAGAGGGTGTTCTGCTCTCGGCCGAAACCTTTGTTCCTTACTGAACTACCAGCATGTCTAATCTATTTTACTAATGAAGAAGCGGATGATGGAGATACGCGTCCTCGTGAGTATGAAAAGAAATTGATGCTCGTCACAGAAGTGGTGCATAGGTTGGAGTCTGTGCGGGATAATGCTCTTGATGATTTTCTTGACTCGCGGGCATGGGAAATAGAGCAGACGTTTTTTGCTGACAGGTTTATGGGATTAAAGGGATTAGTTAACGATATAACATTGAAGAGCACAGAAGCTCTTAATATCCAAATTGAGGGGGATGCAGATATTGCATCAGAGCGTCTTGTGTGGGAGATACAATACTATCAAGAAGCCTTTAATAATGGCGAGCTGGATGAGTTCTTGAAATTTATTACTGAATATAAACCAACAAACAATGCAGATGCAGAAGACAATGTAACTATCCGGGAGGAATAATGGAAAGAGTTATTATCAAGAAAGTCGAAGGACGTCTTGCGCGATTAGAAGATGGTCGTGAAGTTCCTGAGAGTGGTGTTGAGGTTACACGGAATTCTTACGTCAACAGACAGGTACTTGCTGGTGATGTTGAGGTCGTAACCAATGAAGAGAACAAAGACACAAAGAAATCACAGAAGAAAAATTCTAACAAAACTGAGGAGGTAGGCGATGACAATTCCTAGTACTCTTAGAGTCCCATTTGTATATGTGGAGTTCGATTCTAGTCGAGCATTCCAGGGACCTAGTCTTTTGAAGTATAAGGTTCTTTTGGTTGGACAGAGATTGTCCACAGGCACGAAGCCAGAGTTAAACATTGACAAGATAACAAGCTACGATCAAGCGATGCAACTTTATGGAGTTGGTTCTCAGCTTTCTCGGCAGTTTAAAGCATTCTTCGCCAATGATAAAATCTCTGATGTTTATGGATGCAGTCTTGATGATGCAGGTTCTGGTATCGCTGCGACAGGGACATTTGTTATTGGTGGTTCTGCAACTGCGACAGGTTCTTTTATTGCATACGTTATGGGAGTTCGTTTTGCAGTGGCTGTCGCTTCCGGTGTTGCCGCGACTGCTATTGGTGACGCACTTGCGACTGCGATCAATGCAGATACTACGATGCCAGTAACTGCGAACAATGTAACTGGGACAGTTACTTTGACAGCACGAAACAAGGGCGAGGCTGGAAATGATCTTGATCTCAGGATCAATTATAATTCTGGTGAAGAGCTCCCTATTGGTGTTACTTGTACGGTAAATACAATGGGAAGTGTCGTTGCTGGAGCAAACAATCCGCTTCTTTCATCTGTTATCGCAATCCTTGGTGACGAGTGGTATAATGTTATTTCTGCTCCTTATTATGATGCTACAAATCTTGACGCTATTGAGACAGAACTTGCTGACAGGTTCGGTCCTCTGCGGATGATTGACGGACAGTATATTACAAGCCGTCGTGGAACAGTTGGCACTCTGTCAAGTTGGGGCAATGCTCGGAATTCTAAGTTTGTTGAGGTTATGCACTCTCAGAAAATTCCAGGATACTCTCCTGAATTTGCATCCGCTCTTGCTGGTCAATTGGCACAAGAGGCATCGGCTGATCCTGCTCGCCCATTCCAAACTCTTGAACTCGTGGGCATACTTCCCCCAGCGATTACAGAAAGATTTACGCTGGCAGAAAATAATTCATTGCTCTATGACGGTATCTCCACGTTCTATGTTGACAATGGAGGCAAGGTTCGTATCCAGCGTGCGATTACTATGTATCAGACCAATGCTCTCGGAGCTGAGGATATTGCATATCTTGATGCGAATACATTGTTTACACTTATGTATCTGCGTTATGATTTCCGCACGCAAATTCTCACAAAGTATTCGCGCGCAAAACTGGCAGATGATGATGTTCAGATAGGAGCAGGACAGGTTGTAATGACTCCTAAGCTGGGGAAATCTGAAGCGATAAATATCTTCAGAGGTTGGCAGAATCTTGGTCTTACTGAAGATATAGATCAATTCAAAAATGATCTTGTCTGTGTTCGTTCGGAAACTGATCCTAACCGTCTTGAATGGATCCTTCCGCCTGATCTTGTCAATCAGTTCCGTGTTGGAGCAGCGACGCTCCAGTTCTTGTTACAGGGTTAATCTGTAAACTGTTCTTTATATAATTCAATTAGGAGGTAATGATGGGCGATAACAGGGTTTCTGGTATCATCGAATTGAAAACAAACGGTGAGATCCAGAATGCGAAAGGAAGTTTCACTTATAATCTTGGACGTCTCAAGAAGGAGATGATCGTAGGTCAGGATCGTGTCCATGGATATAAGGCACTCCCGCAGGTCCCTTTCATAGAGGGGGAAATAACGGATCGCGGTAGTTTGAATCTTGAAACATTTATGGATGCTGACGATGTTACAGTGACTCTTTCACTTGCGAACGGGAAGGTAATAGTTCTCAAGGAAGGTGTCTATGCCGCAGATGGTGATGGTTCAACTGAAGAGGCAAATATTCAAGCAAGATGGGAAGGTATGTCTTGTGAGGAAGTAAGATAGTCTAGTTCTTTAACACAATTCTCAAGGAGTTTAAAATGGCCAACGTAATTACGGCTAAGGATTTTGAGCAGATAGAAGGTGAAGTAGAACTCCCATTTACTCTCACATTGCGGGAACCTATTGAGTGGGGATCTGAGACGCGGGAAACAATTGTTATAACGAAGCGTCTTAAAGCAAAACATTTTAAAGGTATGCGAGGGTCTGATATGTCATTCACAGATCAGATATCCTTGATATCTCAGGCGACTGTGGAACCTTTTGCTCTTATTGAGGAGATTGATGCTGGGGATTTCATGGTTCTTTCTAATGTCATAAATTCTTTTTTGCCTCCTGGCCTGACGACTGGCGACAATCGTTAGGTCTTTTCGCGTATCTGTTTAAATTTCAACCGAGTGAGATGTGGGAATTTGACGCTGGAGATATTGCGTTTTGGAAAGAAAGATCAGATGAAATAATCAAAAGTCTTAACAAGAAACGATAGAGGGTTCTCATGGGGATTCAGCCAATTAGGATAGTCATCCAAGGTGTTGACAAGTTTTCCAGTACGATAGCCAAGTCTCAAAAGAGAATTGACAAGTTTGGGAAATCAATGTCGCGCGCTGGACGTTCTATGACGATGGCATTGACTGTCCCACTAGTTACGATGGGAGTCGCCGCTCTCAAGACTACTGCAGATTTTGAGCAGTCTATGTTGAGAGTTGGGAATTTGACAGGAGCAACGGGGAAGCAATTCGCGGCTCTCGAGTCTCAAGCAAGAGACTTGGGAGCTACGACTTTGCACACGGCATCCCAAGCCGCAGAGGGTATGGGTTTCTTGGGGATGGCCGGTTTTAAAACTAATGAGATTATGTCTGCGATGCCAGCGACTCTTGATCTTGCAACTGTCGCACAGATAGAACTTGGTAGGAGTGCAGATATAGTATCTAATGTATTGACCGCATACAATAAAGATGCATCTGAGACGGTTGCGGTTGTAGACCTTATGACAGACACGATGAACTCTGCCAACACAAATATGGAACAACTTGCAGAGGCGATGAAATTTGTAGGTCCTATCGCTGCAGGAATGAAGATACCAATTGACCAGACAGTGACTGCGATAGGACAATTATCTAATGCAGGTATCCAAGGTGCAATGGCTGGAACACAATTGCGCGGAGTTCTTGCAATGCTTGCAGACCCTTCAAATAAGGCAAGATCTGCTCTTGCACGTTTGGAGATTCCTAAATCGGCTATAGTTGATACAAGTGGAAATATAAAAGATCTCGGAGAAGTTATTCGTGCCTTTGGGGAATCAGGAGCAACGACCGCGGATATGCTACAAATATTTGGGAGGAGAATTGGTCCAGGAATGGTTGCTCTTGTAGGTCAAGGACACAAAGCATTTGCAGAATTAAATACTGATCTAAAAGATAGTGCTGGAGAAGCACGTAAGTCTGCAGAAGCTTTTGAGAAGTCATTTACTGGAGAACTTAAAACTCTTGTGAGTGCTCTGCAAGAGTTTGGAATTTCTATGATAAAAGATACAGGCATCTTGGCGTCGTTCACTAGCAAGATTAAGAAGGTTACAATATTTGTCCGTAACCTTGCGAAAGCTAATCCTCAACTACTTAAGATGGGAGCAATTTTTGCGGCGATAGTTGCCGTCGCTGGTCCACTCCTAGTTATCTTTGGAACACTCATCTCCAGTGTCGCAACTATTGGAGGGGCTATAGCTGGAGCGGGAGGCATGATGGCGATACTTCTGAATCCAGTTACACTTATGATCGCAGGTATTGGCGTCCTTATTGGGATGTTTGTTGCAATGCGTGAGAAGTTTGGGATGAGTATTAAAGATATGGCAGTTGGTTTTCTTGCATTCACTGGTCCTGTAGGGTTGTTCGCTAGTGTCTTTATAAATAACTGGGGAAAGATATTGCCATTTATCAAGCTCTTCGGGATAACGATGTTAGGGTTAGGAAAGATATTGTTGTATGTTATGTGGCCATTCTTTAAGATCCTAGAGTTAATAGGCAAAGCTCTTTCCTTTGTTGTGGGTAAGATACTTGATTTACTTAGTGCGATCACTAGGATTGCGTTGCCTAAATGGTTAGAGAAAAAGATAGGTCTGACGCCAGGAGTTGAGCAAGCTCCTTCTACTCCTGATCTTAGTGCAGATGCTCTTATGGCTGGCGTTAGTAATGTAAATACGAATAAGAATGAAACGACTTTAAAAATTGAAGATAGAGCAGGAGTTAAAATTACTTCAGAAACAACGAGTGGGACTATAGACACCGAGGTTACTCGCGGTCTTGCGTTTCCATAGGGGATAATATGCCTTGGATAGATTCTTTCAGACAGGCCAAATTTCGGAACGCATCTTTTTTTGTTCCATCCGCTGAGAACTCAGGTGGTCGTAGACTTGCCGTCAATGAGTTCCCTAAAGAAGAGAAGCCTGATGTTGAAGATATGGGTAGGAAAGCCCGCAGATATAATATAGATGCCTATATCTTAGGCGATGAATACTTCGGTCCTCGAGATACGCTTGTAGATGCCCTTGAGAAAGAAGGCCCTGGAATATTAGTACATCCATATCTTGGTAATATTACAGTCTCGGTTTCTACATACTTATTCAGAGAAACCGTTCAAGAAGGCAGGATGGTTCGGTTCACTATTAGTTTCGTAGAGACTGGTGAACGAGAATTTCCAACTACGATTATTGATACAGTAACAGACGTCGCGTTGAAAAAACAAACAGCGTTAGACGCTTGTAGAACAGCCTTGTCGCGTGTGTATTCAATTGCACAAGTCCCGTACTCTGTATCACAAAATGCTATCAGTACAATAGATGACGGTCTTTCTCTGATAGGTGATTCTAAAAGGATCGTGTCCGCTGTATCTGATTTCTCACGCGACCTTGAGAATGCACAAGGAAGAGTGATACAGCTCGCGTACGATGTTGTTGATTTAGGACAGGAGACTGTTGATCTTATATCTTTCGGCACGCTGACAAGTGACGATTTTCCAGCTACTCCTGAGAACTCACGGGATCAATTTTTTGAGATGAAAGATATGTGGGATTATGTCCCTGAAGAGCAGATAATTATAGATAGTCCTGCTAGTCAATACGCAGATTTCTTCCAGAACGTATCTATTGTGAATGGTCTTAGTATGTTGTCAATACTTGAGTATACAAGTCTTGAAGAATCTGAAGAGCTTAGAGATATCGCCTTTAAAAAACTTGAAGAAATACTTCTTAGTGTTACGGATGACGACCTGTATATTTCTCTATATGATTTACGGACGGCAGTGTCAAGAGACACAGATAGACGTGGTCGTAAGCTCCCAAGGCTGGCAGAGTTTGTTCCTAATGTCTCCCTCCCAGCGATTGTGCATTCGTATTCTTTGTATGGTACAATTGATGAGGAGCAGGATATTATTGACAGAAACGCAATACGTCATCCAGGAATGGTTCCGGGTGGTGTGCCTTTAGAAGTTAAGATTTCTGTTTAGGAGTTACTATGAAGAAGACAATTGAAAAAATAAAGTTCTATATGGAAATTATAACTTTCTGCGGGACTCTTATAGGAGGGTTCTGGTTTGGTGTTGTTAAACCTGCTCTTCAGGATATAATACATGAGGAAATAGTCTATACTAATTTTTTTAGTATTTGAGATTATTTCGGATGAGCAATTAGAAAGAGCAGATAAGAAGTTTAAGGCTTATAAAAAATTCAAAGATTATGGGATAGAAGATGCCGAAAGATAAGATATCGTTATCCGTTGACAATAAGATACTAACAGGTTGGAAGTCTGTGAGTATCACACGGTCTCTAGATGCATTGGCAGATACTTATCAATTTAATATGTTGGATGTATGGAGTCCTGAGGATACACCGCTGACTCCTGATAAGGAAATACAAATTTACGTAGATAGGGATGTTTCTGTTTCACAGTTGCAGACACTTGTTCTTACTGGTTATATTGATAATCCTAATATTAAGGTTGGGAATAATAGTAATAATGTTGCGATAAAAGGACGATCTAAAACTGGAGATCTTGTTGATTGTTCTGCAGAATTTTTACCATCTAATTCTTGGAACAAAGTCCAGTTCTCAACTATTGTTAGAGACCTGTTATTAAACTATGATATAGGATTGGATTTTATTTCTGGGACGGCTGTCGGGAAAGATGCCTCTTTAGATTTATCAATCAATAGTGGCGAATCTATCTTTGAAATAATAGATAGGATAAGTAAAAAACTAGGGATACTGCCAGTTACAAATCCTAATGGTAATCTTGAATTGATAACGACAGGAGATAGACGTGCTCAAGATAAATTGATTTTTGGACGAGGATTGAAAAACGTATCTGGGGATTTTGATTATTCAGATAGGTTCTCACATTATACAGTTAGAGGGCAAAGGAGTGGGGATGGCGGTGGATGGAAAAAATCCACTAATGAAATTTCTTCAAATGCTACAGATGAAGTCTTTGGTTCTCGTTATCGTCGAAAGATTGTATCCCTTAGTAGTAAAGGGACACTTAAGGATGCACAGAACCAAGTAAGATGGGAAGCACAGATAAGGGCTGGAAAGTCTGGCTCTGTTGAGGTCGCACTTCCAAGTTGGTTTCAAAGTAATAATGAGATATGGGAAGTTGGGACTTTGGTATACACTGAAATTCCACCTCTTGATATAGCTGAAGAACTTCTTATTAAGGATGTTACTTTGGATCAGAATTCTGGTGGATCTTCGGCTGGTCTTACACTTGTTAATAAAGATACATATACTAAAGATCCATCTGCGAATGTTAAGATAACAAAGAAATCTAAAAAGAAGGGTTTTGGCTTCGGCTGGTAACTATGGATTTCTCGGCACAATTAAATCGTATACTAGAGCCTATTAGGAACAGGATAACGATGCTCATTAGTCAAGCTGTCGTGTCCCTTGTGGATGATTCTACTGCGATGCAGTTGTTACAGATAAAGATTGGCAAAGATGAAGTCAAGAACAATGTTGAAAGGATACAGACCTACGGTTTGTCAAGTCATCCACTGCAAGATGCAGAGGTCTTGGCTTGTGCTGTCAATGGTAATAAGGACCATATTATCGCTGTCGCTGTGGATGATAGTAGATATAGGATAAAGGGTCTACCAGAAGGCGGTGTCGCCCTATATGACTACGATGGGAATGTTATTAAGTTGACGAAAGATGATGGGATTCTAGTAGATGCTCCTAACGCAGATGTCAATATAAAAGCTTCTGGTGATATAAATATTGGGAACTCATCTTTGAAAAAATTAGTAAATGATTCTTTTAAGACTCTGTTTAATTCGCATACACATAGTTGTGTAGGAGTCACCGGGACTATTGCAATCCCTGCTCTTACATGTGCAATTACAGCCGGGAGTTCTTTGTTACCAAATGAGCAAATGGATGATGGACATCTAACCAGCAAAGTAGAGGCAGAATAATATGTCAGATATATACAATCCTTCTTTTGACCATCCTACGTTCAATGCGTCAGACTATGCGTCTGTAGGTGGCTCTGTCAGTATACATCCCACTAATGGATTGACATACGGACCTCTGCTCCCGCATTACTATATTTGTAGAGTAGATAGTTTTCCTATGCGTATTTTTAATTCTCGAGTGAGAGTGAAAGCTAATTGGAATGATTCTACTGTCGTTTCTTTTGGTGGAAGTTCTCCCATATCATTGAGATTTTGGAATGGTGTATCTGGTCCTGGGTCAGATTATATAAATGTAACAATAAACACTAGACCATCATCTTTTGGGAATGCTAGTTGGGATGTTCAAGTATTTACACAACAAACAGGAACGATATATAATAGTGGAAGTATGCCGATGACAGCCGGTCTACTTGGCGATACAGATATACAGATTAGTGTGGGACATGATAAGGGTTCCGGCAATTGCGATATCGCTATAAATGTTACGAATACTAGACACTTGTTCGCATGGGCTGGAGGCCTGTCAAATTATAGCCCTCTATCTCCGATATACGATTGGGAAGCATCTTTCAATGCGAGCCATATTGAGCAAGGACAATATAGTTGTTCTGAGTTGGAAGTCGATGCGTCGCAATTAACCGCTCCCCAGAGTATTGGAACTTCAGAAGCATTCGGTCTTTTAACTATACCGCCATTGCCAGGAACAGAAATTACACCATATAGTATATTATCTGAAGAAGCTTTTGGTGCTCCTATTACTTCTGTAGGTCTTGTGTATATCTTACCGGATAGTATCCCTTCTGTGGAAGCTTGGGGATTGCCTACGTTGACAAAAACAACATATCCGTTCTCGATACTTCCTGAACCAACAGAGCCTCTTAGTGGGGATATGCGTTTATATTTTGACGTAGATAAGCAATATGGGGAAATAGGATTAGCTGACAGAGATGTGGAGCGTGATCCTGGTCTTGAGACGGCTGTAATTATTACACTATTGACTGATCGTAGAGCAGATGAAGATGATGATTTACCAGATGATAATGGATACAAGGGTGGTTCGTGGCAGGATGGTGTTCCTGTTGTAGAGGGGTATCTTACAGGAACAAAGCTCTGGCTCTTGCGTCGTTCTAAAACAGTTGATGAGATACCAACACTTGCGAAGCAATTCCTTACAGAAGGGTTTCAATGGATGATAGATGATGGAGTTGTGGAATCGGTACTGGTTGCAGTTGAAAGACGTAGAGATATCGAGAACACATTAGGAATGTCTTTGTCATTTGTTAGACCAAACGAACCTACAATTTTTTATAAATTCTTTTATAATTGGGAAGAGCAATTACTAAGGAGACAGTAAGATGGCATACGAAAGACCAACAATATCTGAGATTAAAGATCGAATAGAAAAAGGAATAGAGTCTAGGCTCTTTGGTAAGACTGCTCTATTACGAGTTGCTTTATTAAGAATTCTTGCGAGAGTTTTTGCTGGTAGTCTACACGCTCTCTATGGTTATCTTGCTTGGATAACAGATCAATTATTTGTTACAACCGCGTCTGAGTTTTTTCTAGAGAACATGCACGGAAATATGTGGAGAGTTCCTCGTAAGGGAGGTTCTTTTGCTTCTGGCACTGCTATATTTTCAGGTACGAACGGAACACTAATTGATACAGACACGCGATTACAGAACGATCAAGGCATTGAGTATGGAACCACATTACCAGTTACGATTTCCGGCGGAGTTGCATCTGTCAGTATACAAGCAATTGAGTCTGGTGAGGATGGCAATCTACTAAGAACTAATCCACCAGACCCAGTATATCTACAGATGGTTTCAACACTTGCAGGAGTTGACGATGAAGTAGAAATAGATGGAGATATAACCGGAGGAATTGACAAAGAGGATCTCGAAGACTATAGGTCAAGGATTCTTCAAAGAATTCAAAATCCTCCGGCTGGTGGTTCTTCAGCAGACTATGTAAGATGGGCAACAGAAGTAGATGGTGTTGTACGTGCATGGTGTTATCCACTTGCAAATGGTCCTGGAACAGTCACGACCGTGATTACAGCATTCGGTTCTGATCCCGTCCCTAGTTCTTTGCTTGTATCTGATACACAGAATCATATTGAAGTCGTGCGTCCTGTTACTGCAGATCAGACCGTTGCATCAATAACTGACTCTTTAGGAGTTGACGGAAAGGCATTATTCGATTTTAATATATTACTTCCATCTGGTGAGAATGTATCTGATGTGCAGAGTAATATTATTGATAATATAGAAGCGTTATTTCTACCGCATCGTCCGGGAACGACTGTACCTATATCTCAGATAAGATCTGCAATATCTACATCCGGTGTTTCTGATTATACAATACAAGCAATAGATGTAGATAGTGTTTCTGTATTTATTGAAAATATTGTATTGACGGGATACGCTTATCCTTGGCTTGATTCTATAACCTTTGGAGATCTATAAAATGGCATACCTGCAAGAACTTATTCCACAAAGGTTTTTTGATCGTTGGGATTATCTGCGCTCTTTGCGTGCTCTCCTCCCCAGAGGCATAGCATGGCAAATACCGCTCCCAAATGAAATTGATATACAACCAGTAGGCATCGTATCTGGCGAGGCTTTCGGACGCCATACGGTATCGTCAGGCGAGGTATATATCACTCCTAATGGTATTGTATCTAGCGAGGCTTTTGGGCTTGCCTATGTTTTACCAGCACAAGATGTGGAGCTTATTGGTATTGTAAGCGCAGAAGCTTTTGGTGTTCCTTCTGTACTCTTTGGACAGGTTATTTCAGAACCTTCTGGTATTGAATCACAGGAAAATTTTGGAAGTCCAATTATTGTTAATTCTCAGTTTATTACTCCTATTGGGATAGTATCTGGAGAGGTTGTATCTGATGCCGGTGTTTGGAATAATTTGCTTATATATGACGATTTTGATGGCGGCGTTCTGAATCCGGCATGGGATGCGCAATTCAAAAGTGGATGGGGAATTGAGACAGAAGCTGGTGAGAATTATGCTGAATCTCCAACAAATAATGACGATTGGCTATATCCTACGCATCCGTCAAGTGTGAAGGCTGGAGAATTTGAAATCCATTTTGGATACTGGCGGAGTGCTGGCGGAAATAACTCTGTACATTTTAAATTCTATAACACTGCTTCTGCATTCAGATTTGATTCTTATTTTTGGAATGGTGTTATCTATGGTTTAAATGGTGGACAGTTTACAATGGCTTCTGGTCCAGCAGAACAAAGAATGAAAATAGTCCGGGATGGTGGTGGTATTATCTGGGCTTATTATTGGAATGGGTCTGCTTGGATACGAGAAGATGCTTGGTCTACTCCTGGTTCATCTTTTAATAATAATGAGAATTTATGGCTGGCAGTTAATGGTGGAGCTGGAGAAAATGGATTCTCGCATATCTATATAATGGGGACTTTCCAACCATGATATTTACAAAATATTTAGGGAAACTCTTAATGGCTTTTGCTGTAGAGCTTGAGAAATTTGAAGATGCAGTAACAGACTTGAGACGGGAAGCTGTTCCCGGACTATCTCGGTCTTTACTTGACAGGTGGGAAACTGATCTTGGCTTGCCAGATGATGTTCCTCTTCCTTATCAGTCCGTAGAGGAAAGAGCACAGATTGCACATGCAAAGTATACAGCCAATTACTCAGGACAGAGTAAAGAATTCTTTATAGAATATGCCGCGAAACTCGGTGCTGTTATTACGATACAGGAATATGCTGGATATACTAGTATCTTCAGGGTAGATAAGAATCGTGTTGACAGGATGCCAGTTGAGGGGATTGATGGATCAAGATTGTGGTCTCTTCACTCAAAGTATAAATGGACAATAGAAGTCATATCGTTAGACACGGTAAGTTTGGAATATTTACAGTATCGTATTGGGGAGATAGCTCCTGCACATACGATTATAATATGGATATAGGAGGCAGGTATGCACAGAACACTTGGAGATGGTTATTTATTGCAAGGTGGAAAAACATATTACCAGGATGAGAACCCTCCTGTTAATGATGCAACACAAGCGCGACATGAGGAAATGAATTCCATCCAGGAAGAGATTTGTCAAGTAATTGAGAATGAAGGTATTTCCTTAAATGCCGACACAGAAACTTTTGCTCAGATGAATCAATTGGATCAAGCTCTTTGGAAGAAAAATGCAAAGATGTCTCCAAGGATGACGAATGGTCTCTTTGCCTATGGTAGATATGATTCTGGTCTTGATGGGTTTCGTGTCTATGATGGAAGTTGCATTGATAAGTTTGGCGGATATTTTATGGGGAGCCAAGGTGGTCCTAGTATTTTAAAAGCTGGTCTTACACCTTGGACCGCTGGGGATGGTGGTAATGGTATCCCGAGCGCGGTCTCGATCTCAGCGAATACTTGGTACTATGTATTCTGTATTATGAAAGTGTCTACAGGGGAGGTAGATTTTGGTCTTGATAGTTCTAAGATTGCAAATAACCTTCTGGCAGAATCGGGATACAATGTTTACAGGATGGTTGGGATTGTAGAGGCACAAGCTGGCGGATCTCCGTTTAAATTCACGACCACAAATAAGGCACCTCTTGGAGATTGGATATACCCAACTAGACAGGGTGTTATTATAACAGCGTATCCATTGACGTCTCAAAATAATATCATTCTTATTCAAGCTCCCCCGACAGTTTGCGAAGCTAAACTTTATGTAGAAATATATAACAGTGTTGCAGGAGCGTTTCTTGCTAGGATAAGCGCAAACAATATAGATACTGATATGTCAGATGGTAGAGCGGTTATTAAAGTATCTGGTGGAGATGGTGAAACTGCACGATTTCAATTGAATGTGAAAACAGATGCAGATGGAAAGATAAATATGGGATACAGAATTGGGGATGCTGGAGCCGGAACGGTGAAGGTAAATATCACAAGGATAGCTTTTAAAGTAGATCCATTTGATGTCCAAGATAATCCTTTGTATATACCTTAGATGATGGAGAGAGAATGGGCGACAGGGATTTTTGTATGGAGCATAGTGGACATGCTGTAAGATTGAATAGCCTTGAGAAAAGCGATGAAGAATCTTGGCGAGCTATTGACAGAGCACACGAAAGGATTGATGGAATGAAGAATTGGGTAATTGCAGGGATGGCAAGTTTGGTCTTGCAGTTGGTCGTAATTATTGGTGCTCTTGTTTTGGTTTATATGAAGTTGGGAGGGTAATATGATTATGAGATTATCAGAACATTTTCTATACTCAGAATTATGCGATAGAGACCACCACATTCTGACTCCTGTGCAGATACACATGATGCAATCTTTATGCGAATTTATTTTTGAACCAATTCGCAGGTTCTTATCTAAGAAGTTGGGCAAGCCTGTTCCTATGAAAATTTCATCCGGCGTTCTCTTCCCCAGTGATCTGAATCGTCTTAGAAAGTTGGGATACAATCCGTCAGAAACCAGCGATCATTTGTTTGGGAATATAGTCAAGTTGAGAAGCTCTGCAAAGATACGCAAGTATGGAAAGTATTATCAGTATTCTGTAGGAGCCGGAGATGTTGTTCCATCTTGTGGTGCTGTAGAAGCTTTTGAATTATTGAAACCCTATTTCGTTAAAGAAAAAAGTATAATCGCGTTGCCAGATGGAGATGTGCATATCGGTCAAGTCATTCTCGAGAAACGGAATACACATTGGCTACATATAAGCAATTCTCCAAATGTGATTTACCAAGAAGATATCTCAAATATGTTTTTGAGGAGAGAGCCATTTTTAAAATCTAATGATAATGGAAAGTCCTACCAAACAATTTAATTAGGAGGTCTGTTATGTCAAGAAGTGCGCGTAGACGTTTTCGAGTTATTGGAAAGTTATTGCCTATGATAATTTCTGCAGGCAATAAAGATACTGTCAAGAAAGCCTGCGATGCTTTCCTTGATGTTATCGAAGACCGTATTGAAGAAACAGAAACAAAAGTGGATGACGCTGTCTTATTGCCACTCTGTCAAGTAGCAAGGAAACTTCTGGGTATCCCGGATGACGATGACTGAGTAAGATATATACTTGTGTATATAATGTATAGGGGAACTGGTATTGCCGGCTCCCTATTTTTTTGCCCTTCTGTCAAGCTATGGCCACAATACAAGGCAATCCTTAAAAAAAAGGAAGTTTTTTTTGCTCCGTAACTTATTGATTCTGTTATCGTTATATCTGTTCCGATTTTTATATGAGGACAGTCCTAAAATAATTTGCATTTTGAAGTGCCGCGATAGTATATTTAGTATGTACTTAAACAAGGGGCACAACAATGGCAACCAACTATAATGACATGGCACCACAAAAGTTCCAGGTTAGAGATGAAAGCGGATCAATCATATATCAGTCTAATTTCCTAATGCAGGTTGCAAGGTATATACATAGTAATATAGCAAACATGCGGGACAGCTTCGAAGTATTCAATTATGTCTGCCAAAAACCCGTCAAAACAGGTCGCGTTGCCTGTTTGTTAGATATAGTGGAAATATCTATTGACTTTAGATAAGGCATAGAGTATAATTAAGTCGTAAGCAAATGACAATAAAGTTTTTTAACGCGGTTCCCAATAACCGCAAACCGGAGGTCCAAATGACAAGCACAACAAAAACACTAATCGCAAGCATCGTTGATAAAACAAAGCGTTCACCGATTGAAAAAATTCTTATATCAGATAACTCCCACCTTAAAGAAGATAAAGCAAAAATCATCTCAGTCCTTGAGAATTGTGATTCAGGAAAAGAAGGTCTTGATAGTCATAAAACAATTTTGGAAGCACTCAATCAACTTACGTTTGGAATGTTCGATCATTTCTCAGCTTACGAGCTTCAACTAATAGTTGAGTATGCTATCGCAGTTTCTTTGAAAAATGCAATACATAACTAATATTTTAACGGCTCCCCAATGAGCCAATTTCTAGGAGGTACAAATGACAATCTCAAGAATCAATTCAACACCAGCAAAGCCAGGACAGGTCCTTTATCGTGTCGCAACTCCAGGTCGTGTGTATACTTACAAGAAAACATACTCGAAACGCATCTATCAGCTTGGTCGCAGACGGTTCGTTATCTGGCACGGAATGGTGTCTTTTGTCTGCAATGCTTACAAGGGTAAACTCGTTGTCTGGTCACAGGTTCCAATGTCTTATCTTGGCGATATACTTAATGGTGACAAAAACTTCTTTGAGTATTGCGTAGAACAGGGTGTTGCATAAGTGTCTGTGGAGGCTTCGGCCTCCGGGGAGAATTGGCAGTATTAAGACAGGAAGCTCCCGTAAAAACTGCCAACAAATAAGGACCCAACATTCTAAAAGGAGGCCGAAAATCGCAGTCGTGAGAACTAAGGTTGGCGAATACTTCGGACTAGTTGATCCGACTGAGCATGTACAAAATCATTGGGACATTCTACCTGATGAACGACCAGTATTGGTATGGAAATATATTCCTCTACTTGGGTCTGGTCGTGCTGTATTGGAAGTCGTAACAAAGAGATTCCGTAGGGACAGTCTAGTATTGAGCAACACCAAAACAGCTACTCGCAAAGAAGTAGCATATCTATTTTCCAAATCAAATGAGGAGGACTCCATGTCCAACGCAACACAGATTATCGAACTCGCAAAAACTGGTGACAAGGCCGCGACAGAAGAAGCTTTGAAATCTTCACTTGGACAGGCAGTTAAAAGAGCTTTGTTTATGGCAGAGCGCAAGAATGAGTTTCTTGCTATTCCTGTTCTGCAGGAACTGTCTATCAAGTATGGTGTTACAAAGGCAAAGAAAACGGAGCTCACCGAGAAAGAAGGTAAGGTCGTGACTTTGACAAAGGACGGCAAAGTTGATTCGCGTGTCTTTGATGCCATCCTGAAGAAAGCCAATAAGGTTGGAGCAGTCACAGCAACTTCTGGCAAGGGTGCAAACCTGATAATCCGCAACCAGGAAGCGGATGCTTTTATTAAGGCCTGTAAGATGGTTGTAGGCATTACGGTTTCGTAGTATATGCTTGTGATGGGAGGGGAGAAATCCCCTTCCTTCGGGGATCCTTGTAAAGTAATAAAGCAATTATATCCCAAAAAAACTTTACATCGTATATTGTGGAGGTACAATATGACAACTGTATTAAAGAAAGAGCACCAGAAACCATCCATTTTCACAGCAAAAAGTATGTCGCTTATTCCTTGCTCATATAGCAAGGCACAAACATCCGAATCCATTGCTTTGCATATTAAGGCTTTCCCAGCGCAGACATGCAATTGTGAAGAAGCTTATAACCATACAATCGAATTCCAAAGAAATGGGCATGGTCCTGTAGGAAGCCTGTCTGAGTTTCAGCAGTTCGTTGGAAATATTGATATTAAACAGTATGTTATCTATCCTAGAGTTGGCGACAGTTTCGTTGTATGCCAGTATGAGGATGGGGTATTTAAAGTATTGGAATGGTCTGAGTAATTAAGCTCCTTATAAGAGCGGTGAGAGCTCGTTAGCCTGTGCCCTGATAAGGTGCGGGCTTTCGTATTGGTTGGTCGCCAGTCCTTCTCACTAGCTCCTCAGGAGGGATTAACGACCAGTAACGAACTCGCTATACACTGTATAGGGTTATACTGTTTAATAGGCTTATATCCTTTTATATTGATTAACAAGGGAGAACAACATGGGACATCCGTGGCCGATGAATATTCTCACAAAAGAAGCAGGTCAAAGTAGAAAGCTGATTGTCAAGCCGGTAGATATCTGTCCTCGTTCTAATTTCAGACCAAATGCAGATGGTCATCTACGGGTGGTAGATGTTGACAAGATAAAACTGCATAACACCACTGTCGCAATAGAGGTGAAAGAGCAGGGGCATTTCCATTATTATTGCAGAACACTGTTAGGCGAATATCGTATGTTTGGTAGACGTACAAATGTAGACGGAGAATATACAGACATCATGTTTAAACTCTGCAAAATGAAAAGACCAGGATTACCAAAAGGGACTGTCGTTGCCATAGAAGTCATCTGGCCAGGACATCCTGATTCAGAAGTTCCTACCGCGATCAAAGAGTGCCCACAGGAATTAAAAATGGTCGCTCTTGGCGTTCCTATCCAAGCTGGTATAAAATATTTTGACTGCGACGAGGATTATAAATCAGCGCAAAGACGCATGAATGGAATACTTCCCCCAGAGTTCCATCCAAAAAGATTGGGTTTTAAAAAATTAGGTGACAAATTTGAGACGGCCGAGATACTTGAATATTATTTGAAGTTCGCCAAGAATGCAGGTATTGAAGGAGTGGTCTTTAAAGAATTTGGTTATGATGGATGGTGGAAACTTAAAGGAGTAAAAGAAGCAGATGTTTTTATTACAGGATTTAAGATATCTGATTCAGAAACACAATATGGGATGGTAACCGCTGTGAATATAGGTGTTGTTGAGTCTATTGTATACGATGAGATTACAATTAGAAATATGGGTTCTATAACTGGTTTTGATTTAGAAGAGAAAGATAAAATGACAGGTGCATATAATATTTATGGTAAGTCTGAAGAAAATCCATACTGGATGAAACCTCTTAGAGTTCTCTATCAGGAGATCGCTGGGAAGGGAAAGTTGAAACATGGATTTTTCGATTGTTGGCGCGATGATAAAATATGGGATCAATGTACAATGGAGCAATTTAAATGAAGATAAGGCTCAAACAGATAAAGCATATTAGAGAGCTTGCTCCTTGGGAGAAATTCCCTCCTGGTAGTTGTCACGGTAAGATATATCTTGCATCGTTTGACAAGGCGAAGTATAATGCTAGACGCGATGCACATGCTTTTATATGGATGGTGTTTTGGGGATGTACTGACGAACCGAAATTCCCTCTTGAGAAAACTATAACTGAATGGTGGAGCACGACATTTAAAAAACGATTCCCAATGGAAGGAGGTACTCTTGAAGATCTAGTTGATAGAATATATTGTCAACTTATCGACAAAGGATACGAGGCACAGAAAATAGAGCCTGACGAATCCGAATATTGTCCACCAATTCTTCGAGATAATTGTGCAAATTGGACAAGGAACAAATCTAAAACTATTCACTATTTAAGGGAGGCCGATGTGGGCTTAAGGTTAAAGAAAAAGAATTTGAAGAAGGCTTCTGGTACGACTGCCGGAAGCAAGTCAGAAACAAAAACCCCGCGACAGACTGGCGATGTAAATATACCAGCATGGGCGACGTCTGGCAAAGAAGGCACAAAGGCATACGATTCAAAGGTCCTTTGTTGTAAACTGTTGATGGAACGGAAGCATCATTTATCTGATATCGCGTTGATGCTCGAATCTGAGTTGGATTATACGATATCCGAAGAGCGTGTTAATTTCTATCGCAAATGTTTGAACAAAGGTTTCTTTGTTTCTCTTGGTTACGATGCATCAAAAAAGCCGGTGGAGTTGCTCGAAGGTGAGGATGAAGAATCATTAGCAGGTAAGAAACCAGCTAAGGACAAACCTGCCGCGAAAAAGAAAGTCGTTGCCAAAAAGAAGGTCGCAATCAAAAAGACTGTTAAGAAAACAGTCAAGAAAACGGTCAAAAAAGACTGTTAAGAAATCGGCCAAGAAATCGACTAAGAAAAAGAAGTAGACCGGTTCCGGTACCTCCGTCTGGTCTATTAGGGGATGGGAAAGATTGGGGTCCTACCCATCCCCGCTTATTTTTTTTTCTACAAGGAGTGTGTTATGCCTGATAATTTTCAGATTAAGAAACCGTCGTTATCATCTTTGAAGAAAATGAATTCTGAAGAGTTGACTGCATTGTCTGCTAAGATGACTTCTATCAAAGATCAATATCTTTTTGTGTATAAGGAAACACAGAAAGCTATCCATGCTGAATTGGAAACAACTCAGAAGCAAGAGCAGGATAAGAGACGCAAAGATGATCCTGATTATGACAAGAAGCATCAAGGAGTAGGGATCCATAAATAATGCGGAGACCTTTGAGAAAATATCAGAAGCCAATGCTTAAGTATTGTCTTTCAACTGATAATCCAGCACTGTTCGTACAGATGCGGTTGGGAAAAACACTAGTGACAATTCGCTCTTGTAAAATTAGAGGAAATAAAAAAATACTAGTCGTAGCCCCATATTCTGCTCTGTACGGATGGCTCCTGGAATTGATAGCTGAAAGATATTCTGAAGATAGTATTATTGAGGTGTTCGGTTCTGGTAAAGACCGCAGAGCTTTACTAGATGCAACTTTTGAGACCGCTCAATGGTTTCTCTTTAATAAAGAAGGCCATCGAATATTCCCAGAAATTGCAGACTACCCTTTTGACTGTGTTATCGTTGATGAATCTACTTTTATAAAATCTCCTGCTAAGAATTCTAAAGGGACTAAAAAACCGAATGCTACGAAATTCTATTGTGAGAATTTTAGAGAAGCAAATAATAGATACATACTAACAGGCACTCCCGCTCCTGAGTCTGAGTTAGAATACTATAGTCAATTACAGTTTCTTGATCGTAAAATATGGAGAGAAAAAAACTTTTGGGAATTTCGACACAAGAATTTTGCGATGATAAACTACACTCCATATCTATCACCATCTGGTTCTAAATATTTGGCGAATACGCTGGCAAAGAATTGTATGTTTTTAACGCGATACGAATGCAAAGTTGGAGGCAAAAAAATATATCAGAAACGTAAGATAATTCTAGCTGATAAATTCAAAAAGATATACAATAAAATAGAGAAAGAATTTGTGCTTGAGTATATGAAACAAGAACAGGAAACTATTTATGCGACCACTAAATATGTCTGGCTTAGAAGGCTCTGCGGTGGTTTTATAGATCAAGAATTTGTATCATATGCTAAAATTAAAGAAGTAGAAAGTCTGTTGAAGACTGAGTTAAAAAACGAACAAGTAATAATAATCGCAAAGCATATAAACGAAGTTAAAAAATTGACGAAATATCTTTCAAAAGATTTTGCAGTGGGGATGGTATATGGTGCTGTCACAAAGAAAAAAAGACCTGCCATTTATCAAGCCTTCCAAGATGGCAATTTAGATTTGATAATTGCACAAGCTGGATGCATAAGTCACGGAACAAATTTATCAGCTTCTGACACTGTGATATTCTACACCACTCCTGACGGTGGAGAAACACGCGAGCAGGTTGAAGACAGGGTCGTTAATACAGCGACCAACGATTCATCGTTGATTATTGATCTAATATTCTCTGGGACTGTTGAAGAAGATGTCATAGGCAATCTACGTAGGAAAGAAGGCAGACAGGCTCTTATGAGACGTATCGTAAAACGCTTGACAAAAAAGTATAGGATCGCAGCATGACGACACAATTTTTAAATCGCGTAATGACAATAGATCCAGGCGATCATACTGGTTTCGCATATTGGAAGGGCGATTTGTATCCTATTGTAGGGCAGATAGAACTTCCGTATGGCAAAGCTAAATTGGATACGATGGAAACACAACTGGCATTTCTATGGAGCCGGTTCTCTACCTTATTAGTAAAGCATAAACCGACTATCGTATATATAGAAGGTGTGGAATTTTGGATGGGTAGTTTGAAGAGTGTTACTGCCGCGAAACGCAATAACCTTTCTAAACTTTCCTACGTCGTTGGTGGTTATGCTAACGAAGCGATGCGTCGTGGCATTGAGGTTCGTATATTACCTGCTTCCCAGTGGAAGGGGCAAATGTCTAAAGAAATAGTTATGCGTAAAATAAATAGAATCAATGGACAAGTGTATAAGACTGACCATATTTCAGATGCTGTTGGAATTGGTATGAGTAGGATGGGGTATTTTTTAAGGACAAAAAATCAGCCTAAGAAAGTCGTTCGTATAAAAAAGAAAGGGTACAAATGGGACTGAATATAGAACAATTTATTAAAGACACAATTAAGATGCCAGCTTTTAGACCTGTCTTTCAAGGTGAAGAAGAGCGGTCGTATATATTGGTTCCTGGTTGTATGGTTGGTATCTGGGGAATTGCTAATTTCTCATTCGCAATGAAGCGGATTAACGCGATACTATTACACGCTGGATTTCAGTGTTGGATAGATGCTCCTAAGGTTTCTGATACTTCTTACAAGATGCATCTTGTCAATAGTAATTGGGGAAATAATGAAATTGAAAATGAGAAATAAATTCCACAGAATACAAGGTTGTAAGGGTTGTGGACTTAAGGAACATAGTCACGGCCAGATTATCGGTATAGGCAAAGTCCCAGCACAAATTCTATTTCTCGGAGAAGGTCCTAACAAGGCAGATGATTCTCTTGGCGAACCCTTTACTGGTAGAGAAAGAAAAATATTGATTGAAATAATAGCGAGGGCTTCTGAAATGGGTAATGTCTATGTCCCAAGTTTTTACTTATCTAATATTGTTATGTGTCGTACGTGGAATAATGATCCTGCGGATAAGGAGTATGATAGATTTATACCGCCACAAAAACAAGAAGTCCTTGCTTGTATGCCAAATGTAATGGAGCTTGTTAGCATTGTAAAACCGCAATTCGTTGTCTTTGTTGGTAAGACAGCTGAATCTTATTATAAAAAGGAGTTTCCTGGATCGGTTAGGATAACGCACCCGGCAATACATATAATTTACGGAGGTAAATCAAGTCCTACTTTTTTACTTGACAGCCGAAAACTTTCAGAAATGTTTAGGATGATAAAATGAAAAGATTGAACACAGTACGAATCAAAGATGTAACGATGCCGGATTTTAGCATAACGGCAGACGGACAAGGTTTGACACAGGGTCTTATAATGTGTTATCTAAAATGCCGAAGAGAATTTATGTTGAGATTGAACGAATGGGGAAAAGAATCAAAGAAAATAACTTTTGCAAATGGGTCTATAACTCACGACAGTTTGGACATGATTTATACGCATTATAAGAGCACTGGCAAGCCTCCAAGCCTTTTAAGTATAAAGGCATTTATAAATGGTTACGATACGGCAAATCCTTCCTGGTTAGGTGCGGGGCACAAGGAAGAGATACCTAAGATAAAGGCTGTCGCATATGTGGTAGTCACTGAATATATGCGATATTACCGTAAAGATTTTGAGACAATGGAAATCATAGGTGCAGAAAATGTTTTTGATGTTATTTGGAAAGGTTACAGACTAAGAGGTAAAAAGGATTTAAGATTTCGAATCGCTGGGAAGAAATGGTTAATAGAAACCAAAACGATGGCGCGAATTGACGAGAGCGAAATTGAGGATAAAATATCCTTTGATTTCCAAAGCCAATTCTATACGCACGCTGAAGAAGTTGAGTATAAAGAAACGGTTTGCGGTGTCATTTATAATGTCGTTAGAAATCCGGGACACAAAGTTGGCAAGGATGAAACTCTAAAGGCATTCACTGGTAGATTGAGAAAGGCAGTAAGAAAAGATCCTGCGCATTTTTTCAAGCGTTGGTCTATACCGTATACCGATGCGGACAAGAAGGAATTTAAAAAGGAATTACTTTACAAACTTGATGAGATAAAGATGCTCTTGCAAGGTAAGATACACGTCTACAGAAATGAGAAAAATTGTGTTACTAGATTTCAATGTAGTTTCCTTAGAGCTTGTGCAAGTGGGAAACTAGTTGGTTACACTAAGACAAATAAATTGTTCTGTGAATTAGAACCAGTATGTTTAGACGATAAAATTAAGACATTAAAGCATCCGGTAAAGATTACATGGAAAACAGATAATCCCTTATTTAAATTAACAGGAGGTAAACATGGCAAAAGTTGTGAAATTAAGTACAGGATCGCAGGGCGGAAGCCAAAAGAAAAAAGTTAATCGGTTACAAAAGGGATATTCCCTTCCCAGCGAAACGTCAGTCCCAGCTGAGAATCTTATTGATTATTCTTTTTTGATTTATGGAAAGAAAAAAATCGGTAAGACGTCACTGGTTACAAGGTTTGAGAAGTCTTTGTTTTTTATGTTTGAACCAGGAACAAAAGCGCAGAGTGTTTATCAGGTTCCGAAGACTGGTTGCTTTACAGATTGGGCAGATGTCAAAGGTTTTGTTTCTGAGTTGAAGAAATCGAAACATGATTTTAGAACGGTTTGTTTTGATCCAGGAAATAAAGCATATGATTTATGTCTTGATTATGTTTGCAAACGTGATCGCATATCTCATCCTGGTAAGATGGAAGATTACGGTGCGAGTTGGAAAGCAGTCTCAAAAGAGTTTGAAAAAATCCATATAGAATTGGCAAGTGCTGGTCTTGCCTTTGTGGTTATCGCACATGAAAAATGGAATGAAAAATTAGGATGTACCTTCCCGAAATTCTCACCGTCTACTGAGGATTTTTACGAAGGAGTTATTGATAATATATTCCATTATCATTATGAAGGTGCAGAACGTTTTCTTCAGATACGTGGGACGGATGATATCGTTGCAGGTACAAGATGCGAAGGACATTTTATGACTGTAGACGGTCGTCAGATTTTTAAGATTCCTATGGGAAATAGTGTAGATGAAGCATATGCAAATTTGGAGGTCGCTTGGGCGAATCAGCAAGAAAAAAGTTTCGGTCCTGATGAAGAGGAGGAGGTGAAGCCAAAGAAGCAATCGTTAAAAATTAAACTCTCTAAAAATTAGAGAGACACTCTTAACAATTTCAAAGAAAGGTTGTCCAAATGGCAACGAAGTCAAAGTGGGGATCCAAGTTAAAAAAGATCAAGAGTGGATGGGCAGATTCCGAACAGTCGTACAAGGAAATGTTTGGAGCCGCAGACTTGCCTGAAGACGTGTATGTTATAAAGTTGCAGACATGCGAGTTGACAGAATCAAGTGGTGGAAATCTGCGCATCAAGCGTTCGCATGTAATCATCGAAGGGGAATTCAAGGGTGTTATGATTTCTGATGGTTTGAATCTCGAAGGTGAGACAAAGAACGGCACACATGCATCTGTTTTCGTACGTCGTTGGTTGGAGATGCTGGATGTTGACGTGCCAGATGATCCTTCAGAACTTGAAGGAATTCTTGATGAGATACAGGAATTAAATCCTATTGTTAAGGCAAGAATTTCTCATTCTGGTTCCTTTACAAACGTGAATCTCGTTTCTGTTATTGATGATTCAGATGATGCTGGCGAGGGTGGTGAAGGTGGTGACGATGGAGAACTCACATTGGAAATCCTTGAAGGTATGGACAAGGATGAGATGCGGACACTTGTCAAAGAGAATGATCTTGACATTGCAAAGTATCGTACACTTGATGAAGATTCTCTTCGTTCTGCTATCGCAGAGCTGGCTGGCATTGAGATGGATGCTGGAGATGGAGAAACAACAGAGGGTGGCGATGAAGGCGGTGGAGAAGGTGGTGAAGAAGTCGATCTTGATGCACTCGACAAGAAAGGCCTCTTAGCCCTTATTGATGAAAATGAGATTAGCGCGAAAGATCTCGGATTCGCCAATAAGTTGAAGATGAAGAACTCTTCTGAGAAAGTCATTCGCAAGGCAATTGAAGACGCTCTTGGTGGCGGTGGTGAAGAAGGTGGTGAGACTGTTGACGACGATGCTATCCTGGAACAGGCAAAAGTATTCTGTTCCGCTTGGGATATTGAAATCGCTGAGGATGCTGATATTGACGACATCAAGAAAGCAGTTGGAGAATGCACGTTCCCGGCTTCCGATGTTGATGAAGATGAGACAGCACTCCTTACAGCTCTTGATCTTACTGGTTGTATTGAGTAGATATTTTTTCACCTTTACAGATGAAAGTGGGAGGGTAGAAATACCCTCCTATTATAATGAAGATAAAACTCAAGCAAAAAGTCCATCCGACAAATCCTTATATATCAATTTATTTTGATATGTTATTGCGACGTTATATGGAACGC